GACAGAGTTTCCGGTGGTATGAATTTTCATACCAATCAAGCTTTATATGTTTCCAGAGAAGGAACGTATGAAGGAATCTCCGATAAGATTTTTTGGAGAAACAATTACTATAAATTGGCAAGTGTTCTGCCCTATGCTGATTACGGGTATTACAAAGCTTCAGGGGTCAGGACAAAGGGTGCTTAAATGGCCGAAGATATTTATTTGACATTATCTGAACTGCAAAAGATTTTTTATGATCTTTTCGTTTCTATGTTTGATGGGAGTCCTACTGAATGTCAGGTAAGATGGTCTTGGCCTACACAGGGAGCGCCTGCATTTGGGATAAGAGATAACATTGCTTTCCTTAAAATATATGATGATGCCAGTACCATGACTGTTCAAAGAGAAGATATTTATTCTCAAGAAAGTGGTTTACCCAATATGTCCACCGGTTATACCAGAACATTGAGATTGGATTGTATTTTTTATGGTCCTAGTTCATGGGAAAATGCAACAATCATCAGAAACAAAATGTTTTGGCAAGAGCATCATGACACTCTGGCACAGTCTAATATTTATCTGATTCCGAGATTTGACCCTCCGAAAAGAACGCCGGAACTGTGGCAAGGGCAGTGGTATGATAGGTCTGATCTCCGTATGAGTTTTAATGAGTTGGTTGTACTTAATCGTGAAGTTCCCTACATCAAGAAAGTTCCTGTGGGGGTTTATAATAAGGATGGATTACAAATTGACATCGACATTGAATAAAGAGAGGTAAAACATGACGACACGATCCTTGGATAGTATTGTTGACATTCAGGTGTTGGTAAATCCGCTTGCTGCTGCAAGATCATCGTTTAATCAGACGTTGATTATCGGAAATACCAATGTAATTTCCGTATCAGACAGATTAAAGTTGTATGAAAGTGCGGCAGAAGTATTGGAAGATTTTGCTCTTACCGATCCTGAGTACATTGCTGCGAACATTTATTTCTCCCAGTCACCTGCTCCCGATAGGCTTTGGATTGGCCGTCAGGATTCCGGTTCTGGTGAAACCCTTGTTGAGGCTTTGCAGGCTTGTCGTGAAGCCAGTACAGAATGGTATATTGCCATTTGTCTTGGAGCAGAGTATGCGGACCATGTTGCCTGTGCGGCATATATTGAAACCGCAACGCCTTCCAGCGTGTATGCATACACTACCAGCGATGCAGATTGTTTGACTGGAACCGCTTCTCCTCCGGACATTTTCACTTATCTGAAATCTCTGGGTTATAGCCGATCAATCGGCCAGTATGCAACGACTCAAACCGCAGTCTATCCCAACAACATTTATGCAATTGTTGCAATTATGGGTTATGCTTGCGGTCAGAATTCTGGTTTGGCCAATTCTGCGTTTACTCTGAAATTCAAACAGGAAACGGGTATTGCGGTTGAACCTTTAACCTCAACGCAGATTAATATAATCGAAGGAAATTATGGTAATTTGTATCTTGACTATGCCGATTATTACACCATTTTTGAACAGGGTAGAATGGCCGATGGAACCTTCTTTGATGAGCGAATTAATCTTGATATGTTCGTTAACAATCTTCAGTTGACGATCATGGATCTTCTCTATCAGAACCCGAAGATTCCGCAGACCGATGCTGGTGTCACCCAGTTGATTCAGGCTTGTAATGAGGCCTGTGATGAAGCTGTTCGTATCGGTTTCTTGGGACCGGGGACATGGACAGGACCGAATATTCTGAATCTGAAAACTGACGATCCACTTCCTGCTGGATATTTGGTGCAGGCCGAGGCATTGTCTACCCAGACACAGGCTGATAGAGAAGCCCGTAAATCGGTTCCTCTCTACATCGCAATTAAAGAATCCGGAGCCGTCCACTCAGTTTTGGTGGGAGTCTACGTTAACCGATAAGAGGCCATTTAAATGTTTGGTTTATTTGATCATACAGTTTACAGTTTCTTGGATTTGTCGGGTGTTATTTCTCATCCGGCAGTTGGCAAATCTTATATCTTTACCGGCCAAGGTGTCGGCAGGGTTGTCGTCAGTATGGAAGAAGATAAAACCTTCCATGAAATTGGCGTTGATGGAACGGTGATTTTAGGAAAAATTCCGGGCGGTGCCGGGAAGCTTATAATTGAATGTCAACAAACCAGCAACATTCATAAATGGCTTTTGTATGTGTATCAAGTTTTAATTAAAAAAAATGCCAAAGAGTGGGGCAGGATGACGGCTTTTTTGAGGAATTTAAATGACAAGACGGAACATACTTTACGAGGGTTATCTTATGAAAGGATTCCTGAAAAGTCTTATCAAGCCGAAGGTCAAATGGTTGTGTGGGTGTTGTGGGCAGCGGATATTGAATCGTTTGCCCCTAATCCCAGTGGTGCGGGTCAGTTGTCGGCTCTTGCCAAACGTTGGTTATCAAGATTTTAAATAGGAGGAATAAAGATGGCTGAACATACTACTTATAGTTTCTTGGATTTATCAGGAGCTCTTGTACATCCTGATCTTGGAGCTTATATTTTTACCGGACAAGGGACGGGTCAGGTAACGGTGACAATGGATACGGAACGATCTGCTCATAGTGTTGCGGCAGACGGGACTATTATGGTCAGTAAAATCGCTGGCCATAATGGCAAGATTCAGATTCAGTGTCAGCAGACCAGTAATGTGCATAAGTGGCTTTTAGCTGCTGAAAATGCTTTGTATATTGCCGATACAGATGCATGGGCTGGAATGTCCGCTTCTTTGAGAAACACTTCTGATGGAACCAGTCATATTATTGTTGGCATGTCGTTCGGCAAAGTTCCGGATAAGGTTTATCAGGCAGAAGGTCAGATGGTTACTTGGACGTTGTGGGCTGCTAATATCCAGAACATCCCGGCTTAACATTTAACAAAAAAAGGAGAAGATCACATGAAAAGGGAAATGTTTAAAGAGGTAGATGTTGGAGAAAGGAAGTTTAGAATCGGTAGATTGGATGCATTGACAGGCAGTTATATCACTACTCTTATCTTGATGCAGATGCTTCCATTTGGAGATGCTCAAGTAACTGGAGGATCAGGAAAAAACAGATCCTTAATGGATAAGGAAACCTTTATAGATGTTCAGAAAGAATGTTTAAAGGTTGTTTCTGAAGTGAAATCTGTTGGCGGTAATGTAGCTCCTATTCCGATTATGCTTTATGATGGTCGTTGGGGTGTAGAAGGTTTAGAGGAAGATACTATGACCGTTTTGACTCTTACGATCCATACGTTGATTTTCAACATTGCCGATTTTTTTCAAGGAGACGCATTGAACAACCTGATCAAACCCATATCGGATTTGACCCCGTTCAGTGCGAAAGAATAGATCAATACGCTTATGCTCCGGTCTTTTCAGGGGAGTGGAAGCAGCACGAAGTTTGGGACGGGACCTATACATTCAGAGATTTACTTGATTGGCATGAGATGGCACAAGTGAAGGCAGAGAATGAAAGAAGATACAGGATTTGGTCAGAAGCAAATAGAGGACAATAATGGAAAACGTTCTTGAAGAATATTTAGTAAAACTAGGTATTCAATTTGACAACAATGCTTTGAAAAAAGCAAAAGGGTCAGTAGATGACTTCAAGAAAAAACTTGAAGGGATGATTTCCAAAAATGTCTATGCTACCGCTACGACCAATTTTGTTGGTGCTATTGGAGCCATTACCATTGAAATAACCAAGATGGTAAATCAGGTAGCAAAGGCTGATATGCAGTATCAGTTGCTTGCACAACGGATGTTTATGTCTGTGCAAGCAACAAAAGCCTTTACTCTTGCTTCTGAAACTATGGGCAACAGTCTTCAGGAGATTGCTTGGAACGTTGAATTGCGAGAAAGATATTTTGATCTCGTAGATATGGTCAATAAGCTTGAAGTTCCGCAAGAATCTCGTGATATGTTGAAGCAAGTTCGTGGGATTGGCCATGAGTTTGATAGATTGAAACTTGCCGGAAAACTTTCTCTTGAATGGTTGGCTGTTCATATTCTTAATCTTAACAAAGGTGGCGTAGCAGAACTTAAATCCCAGTTGAGATCATTTACCGAAACAATTTTTGAAAAAATACCTATCTGGACAAAGCAGTTGGCAGAATTTTTGGATGTTCCCATAAAACTTGCATTGACGGTAATACGGTTTCTTGGAGATGTAAAAGATGTTGCTGTCCCTGTTCTTTCAACAATATGGAATTGGCTTATTAAAATTTGGGATATGATGGCTCCTTGGTCAAAGCAGTTGGTTATATTGTCTGGCCTTCTTATAGCAGTGTTTAGTCCTGTGTTAGGGCCGATTGCTGCTGTAACTGTTGCTTTAACAGCTTTCTTTTTATTACTTGAAGATTTTTATGCTTATTGCGATGGAAGAAAGTCTTCTGAATTGCTTGAGCCTTTTTGGGAGTTTGCTGAATTTTTAAAGTTTACTCTTCAAAAGACAATTTTAAGTGTAATAGTTATTGCAGATCATCTATGGACTGCATTAAAAGGTAAAAAGCATGAAAGTGGTTTAGGATGGAAAGAACATTTGGAGAAAGAGCTTGCAGAACTTGAGAAACTTCATTTTGACGAAAAAGCAGAAAGAGATAGGAAAAGAGAGGAGGCTAAAAAAGCTATCGCAGATGAACAAGCTAAAGAAAAGGCTGTTGCTCCTTCAGGTGCACCAACGCCAACAAAGCTACCAACTGCTATTGCTCCACAGGAAAAAGAATTGTTGAACGTCATAGCCAGAGGCGAAGGAACCTCTGACGAACAAGCAAGAAAAAAG